TGTCCTCTTCCGGCGTGGTTTCATCATCTGGCGCATGGGCCATGGCTATCTCCTTTCGGGTGGTGGTTTGGGTCCTGGATCGGGATGCTCGTGCCAAGTGCACGCGCGGACGCGGCAGCGTGTTCGCGGGGGCGACATGCGCGCGAAAGCTGGCAAAGCCGGCTGCAAGATCGATAACCTCGTCGGCCAATCCCGCCGCGACAGCATCCACCCCGCGATAGATCGCGGCCTCGGTCGCCAGCGCGGCGTCCTGGCTCAGGCGCCCGGCGCGACCCGCGGCGACGGTCTCGGCGAAGAGAAACCGCAGCACGTCGATCTCGCCCTGGATGTCGTCGCGGACCGCGTCGGGCAGTGGCGCGTAGGGATTGCCGTCGACCTTGTGGGATCCTGCATGGATCAACGTCACACGCACGCCGTCCCGGTCGAGCTGGCTGCTGAGATCGGCATGCATGACGACGACCCCGATGCTGCCCACCGCCCCGGTGCGCGGCAGCAGGATGCGGTTTGCCTGGGAGGCCAGCGCATAGCCCGCCGAGAAGGCGTGTTCCGCCACAAAGGCCCAGACCGGCTTGGCGCGCCGCAAAGCGCGGATGCGGTCGGCGAGATCGAAGACCCCGGACACCTCGCCGCCGAAGCTGTCGATTTCCAGCGCCACGCCCCGGACGGCAGGATCGCTGGCCGCCGCCTCGATCTGCGCGGCGATGCCTTCATAACTGGTCTGGCCCGAGGACTCCCCGATCCAGGACCCGCGATGGATCAGAACGCCGGAGATCTCGATCACGGCGATGCCGTCGATGACCGGATAGGGCGATTCATCGTGCTGGCGGTACCCGTCCAGCAATCCGCCGGACAGGATACCGGCACGGGCGGGCGGAGCAGGTGCAACCTGATCAGCCATCTGATCTCGCCCGTCAGCCAACTCGACCCGGCGCCCCAGAATGCGGGGGCCAAGTCCCGACAGGAACGCCATGGCCTTGGCAGGCTCGACCAGCAGCGGCGTGTTGAAGGCGCGCGCGGCAATGCGGGCGTGAAGCATCAGGGCTGGTCCTCGTCTGTGCGCGGGCGGGTCTCAGCAGTGTCGTCATCGTCGTCGGACGGGGTCCCGTCTTGGTCATGCCCCTCAACCAGCACGTCCGCCGCGCCCTGCGCGGGCGAGCCGGGGCGGCGGAAGTCGAGGCCGAGCGCGCGCTCGCGAGCGTGTTCCGCGGCGATCTCGCGGTCGACCTGCTCGGCGTCAAAGCCGCGCTCGGCGATGGCCTGAGTGCGGGATTTGAGCCCCGCCTCGATCTGGGCGATCTCGGCATTGGCGTCCTTCAGGGGATCGACCCAGTCCCATTTCGTGGGCAGCCAGTCGGCGGTCAGCAGCCGGGATCGGTTGGCCTCGTAGCCCGGCAGCGAAAGCGCGCCCGAAAGCACCGCCGCATCCATCCAGCGCGCATAGACCGGGCGGCAAAGCTGATAGACCATCACCGAATGCTGCCAGGCGGAGACGCGGCGGCGGAACTCGATCAGTGCCAGGCGCGAGTTCGAGAAGTTGCCCTTCACCATGTCATTGGCCAGATACGGGTATGGAATGCCCAGTGCCGCGGATATCTGCAGCAGCGTGCGGTACTGAAACGGCTCGTAGGTCGCACCACTATCGGCGGGCTGGCCCACCGTGACATCCTCGCCCGGATCGAGCCGCACCACCTGGCCGGGGCTGATCTCGACGCCGCCCGGGTCGTCGTCGTCCCCGGGCGGGGCCAGCGGGTTTTCCGGGGCTGGCGAGGTGACGAACATCGCATACATCGCCGCGACCTTTTTGCGGTCAAGCTCGGCATCGTCATACTGATCGAGCAGGAACAGCTTCACGATAGCCGGGGCCAGTTTCGAGACCCCGCGCAGCTGGCCGCCCTCGACCGGGTCGATCACATGGATCACCTCGGTGGCCGGCACCCGTACGACCTCGCCCGCGAGGCCCGACTCCGTGCTGTCGCCCGGGTGGCGCCGCAGGAAGTGATAGGCGACGCGTCGCCCGATCCTGTCGAACTCGATGCCTTGCCGGATCGTGTTGCCATTCGCCGCGATGCCGCTCTGCTCCAGCGGCAGCATTTCCGCCGGCAGCATCTGCAGCTGCAGCGGCACCGACAGCCCGTCGCCCGCCCGCCGCGGCCGGATGCGGAAGAACACCTCGCCCGCGATGAAGACCTCGCGCGCGGCCCGGCGCTGCAGCCCGTAGAAATCCGTCAGCCCCTCGGCATCGGCCTCGTCGGTCCAGCCGAGCCAGAGCCGCTGCAGCTCTTCCTTGCGGGCGGGGTCGGCGATCTTCGAGATCGGCTTGATCCCGTCGCCGGCGGTATTGGCCGCCCAGCTTTCGACGGCATTCACCGCATAGCCGTTGTTGCGCACCAGCCACCGCGCCCGGGCGGTGATGTCGGGGCCACTGGCCGCGATCAGCGCGTTGACATGCGCCCGCGTCGCGCGGAACCCGCGCAGCCGACGGTGGTGCTGGCCTGCGTCGAACCCGCCGATGAAGGCCCCGAGGCGTTGCCGCCAGTTCATCGCAGTCATCACAGGTCCTTCGCGGCATACGGGTGGAGGATGCGGCGGCCGGTGCGGTCCAGCGACGCGATCCGTCGCTCGATATCTGCGATGGCGGTGGCCAGTTCCGCGTCTGAGCCATAGGTTACGGTCTTGCCGTCATAACTGACGCTACGCGTGCCGCTGTAGCGCGCAGCCAGCAGCGCGCCGTGGTGGCGTTTCAGATCGTCGAGGGTCATGCTCATTCCATGTACTTTGGCGTACTCACCCGCCAGCCGCGCCGCCGGGGTGTCGTCACGCGTCCCGCCTGAGGCTCGGTCGATGCGTTGGTCTCTGGATTCGGCTCAGCGTCAGCGGTGGTCTCCACCCCGGCCTGTTTCTCGAGGCTCTGCCACATCCGCGCGTCGAACCGGTCCGCGCCGAGGATCCACGCCGCGGCCCGGGCATAGATGCGGGTATCGAGCGCCTCGTTGCGCTCGCGCATCTTTTGCCATTCCTGCCGGGCATAGCCGCGCTTGTTGCGGATCGTGACCAGTTGCTCGGCCACCAGCTGTTTCAGCCATTCGCTGTCGGCCCAGTCCGGCAGGTGGATCGTGCCGGCCGTATTTGCTGAACCACTGGCACGCGCCTCATCGGATGGCCGCTCCAGCCGCAGATAGCGATAGGTCTCGGCCTTGAACGTGGCGGTGGCCACGCTCCAGAGCCGGGCCCCGCGCTTGAGCTTGCGCCCGTTCACCGTCGCGTCGACGAAAGTCGGGCCCGAGACCGGCGTCGCCCGGTTGAACCCTTCGAGGCCCTTGACCGGGGCCACCTGTGCCGTGCCCTGCTGGCGCGCCCAGGCATGAACGGCGGCGGACTCGTAGCCGGTATCGATGGCGAGCTTGGCCAGCGTCATGACAGCGCCCTTCTCGTGCGTCCATGTCCGGCCCAGCAGCGCCGTCAGCGCCTCCCAGCAAGCCGGATCGTCGGGCCCACCCGGGATCACGATGTGATCGACAAGCCAGCTTTCCAGACCCCGGCCCCAGGCCCAGACATCGACCTCGATGCGGTCCTTCTGCACATCCGCGCCGGCGGTCAGGAACAGACCCTGTTCCGGGATCTGCGCTGGATAGGTCTCGCGCCGGTCGGCGAGCCGCTGCCAGTCCGGAGCCTCGCCGCTCTCAACCCATGTCTCCCCCAGCAGCGTGTTGCGCGCCGCGCGCAGCATCTCGTCGGAGCCCTGTGCGGCCAGCCAGTCGCGCGCGATCTGCGCCCAGCTTTTCCAGCCGATCGGCGAATAGAGCGCCGAGAGGTGAAAGCCGATGGCGGTCGGGTCGGTTGCCGTCGCTGTTGCCCGCCACTCGCCCCGTTCCAGCATCCGCGTCTTGTGATGCTCGGCGATGGGGCGCGCGCAGCCCTCGCAGGTATAGGCAGCTGTCTCCGGCTGGCCCTTCGCCCAGCGCAGGCGCTCGAACTGCAACCACTGCATCGCCCCGCAATGCGGGCACGGCACAAAGTAGCGCCGCTGATCAGACGCCTCGAACTCACGCTCGATGCGGCTCAGCCCGCGGATCGTCGGGGTCGATACCATGAACACCTTGCGCCGATGCGCGAAGGTGGTGGTCCGGGCTTCGGCCAGCGTGACCGGGTCGCCCTCTTCGTCGGCCGAGGCCGGATAGGCATCGACCTCGTCGAGAAACACGTAACGCGCGGGCATGGAGCGCAGGCCGGTGGCGCTGTTCGCCCCGGTG